TACTACTGAAGCTTTCTCTTTAGAGGTGGGTGTCTCCCTCTACGCTTATGATATTCCACGCAGTTATCTGAATTCAACTGAAACAGGTCCTTATAATATTACTAATGATAATAATCGAATATCTATGGATATAATTGGGCTTACTCAGACAACTGAAATTAACTTCACAGTAGCAGTTGGTCTGGATCAGACTCCTGCAATAGTTGCCTCCAACTTGCATTTAGGTGGTATTTATAGAGGTGATAGATATTTCCGAGCTTATTCGATGTTTGTTCCAGGTGGAGAAGAGCAAGTATTTATTGAGACCTCTCTCGACCATCAATTTGATCAACTCAAATTATTGGCTGATGCTTCCCACTTTAAGACTCTACGATTTGCTGAAGAACTTGTGATATTATTCCCATATAGTAGGGCCTACCAGGTTTACTCTGATACTAGAGTGACCCTGCCTGCTCCTGGTACTGTTACTCCTAATTCCCCACTTTCCTGTGAAGTTGACCCATTTAGTGCACAATGTGCTATTGACTCTGCCTACTATCAGAACATTGTGGGCTGGTTAGTAGCAGTAAGTCCTGGCACCTGGATTGACAATAATCGAATTACCCTACAAATAGCGGATAAAAGCCAAGGACTGCAAGTCAATAACAATGTCGCAGGCCATTATGACATATTAGTTGAAGACAGCTTAGGGGCAGTTGTTGACCGAATTGAAGATGTTACCTTCGATCCTCGTGATGAAAGGTATGTTGCTAATGTAATCAATCCAGGATCCTCAATTGGTGGGACCAATGGCAACTCATACATAAACTGGGTCCCACGCCCTGGATTCCTAAATAATGATCCTGTGAATGACCCAATCAACTTTGAGGTTCGCCTACCAGGCTCTGTCTATCATTACTCATTCCTAGGTACTGCTAATGGCATCCCATTAGATCCAGCATACAGTTCAGAACTTGATAGAGTCATCATTGGTAATCCAGGCATTGAAACTGGAATCTTCGCGTTCCAGAATCCAGAAGTGTTTGACATAACCCTACTAATCATTCCAGGTGCTTCTAGTGGTGCAGTCATTGGACAGGGATTACAAATGTGCGAATCCCGTGGTGACTGCATGATGATCATTGACCCACCATTCGGTTTGCGTGCACAGCAGGTGGTGGATTGGCACAATGGAATGCTCTTTAGTGATCTAGCTCAGGCCATTAATAGTAGTTATGGCGCTCTCTACCATCCTTGGTTGAAGATCTTCGACCAATTTAGCGGTGATAATATCTTCATTCCACCTAGTGGCCATGTTAGCTCTGTGTACGCTAGGACAGCTAGGGTGGCAGAACAATGGTTTGCTCCTGCTGGTTTGAACCGTGGTCATCTCTTAACTCCTATTGATACTGAGGTTGACCTTACTCAGGGCGAACGTGATTTGATGTATGGTTATGGCAATGCTGTTAATCCTATTGTTAACTTCCCACAGGATGGTATCACAGTGTGGGGTCAACGGACCTTGCAACGTCGTTCTAGCGCTCTTGATCGAGTTAATGTTCGGTTACTATTGATTTTCATTAAGAAGAATGCTACTCGGTTCTTGCGGCAGTTCGTGTTTGAACCGAATGATCGGATTACTCGCGCTCAAGTTACTAGTGTGAGTAATAGTTTCTTGGCTGATATTACGGCCAGACGAGGATTATATGCATATAATGTAGTGTGTGACGAGACCAACAACACACCTGAGCGAATCGATCGAAACGAAATGCATGTGGCTTACTTCTTAAAGCCAGTTCGCGCAGCCGAGTTTATCGTACTTTCTCTTGTTGTTCTTCGGACTGGTGCTTCGTTTAGTGCTGATGAGGTCTTGGCAGCTGGTGGTGTGGTTACTAGTCCAACAGCTTAAGTATAATTTAATATTTAAAGAGAGATGTTTAGAATGGGGACTAATAATACTAGTCCCCATTTTTATGTCTATTAATTATTAAGATAATTTAAATTGAAGTAATGTAATATTTGTTAGGTTAAAATTGTTTAGAATTATTTTAAATGTTAATGAGATTAATGTTTAGAGTTATTTTAGATGTAAATAAAATATAGATTAGGAATGGAAAATGATAATATTAGAAGTATTAAATGTTTAGAAGATCTCAGTGGTTTAACTAGTCATCAATGGGTTAAGATTGCTTGTTGTAAGTGTGGAATTGTTAATGAATGTGAGGTTTATGCTTTAAGATATCGTTTTAAGCATAAGAGGTCTTCATATGTATGTCATCATTGTGCTGTTAAGGAATCTGCTCCTGAGAATTCTATTAAGATTAAATTAAGGGCTAAGCAGAAGGCTGAACAGCAGGGTAGGGTATTATATGCTGATTTTTCCACAGTAAAGTGTTCGATATGTAGTTGTGAGTTTAAGGTTAAATATAGGAATATTAAAGCTAATATTCGTCGTAATAATGGTATATATAGGTGTAAATCTTGTTCTTTAAAACTGGCTCATAAGAATCATAAATTTGATAAGATTTATGATGATAAATTTAAGGAAAAATTATCTTTATCCTCTAAGAATTTTTGGGATGAAGCTAGGGGTACTTGGAGGGAGAAGTTAGTTACTCCAGAATTTATAGCTAAGATGTCTGAGTATGGTAAGAAAGCATGGACTGAAGAATTTCGTAGGAAATTTGAGGAAAAATTAACGTCCCCAGAATATAAGGAGAAATTATCTGAATGGAGTAAGATGGCATGGACCAATAAATTTAGGGATAATTTTTCTAAGAGGATGAAGGAATTATGGTCTGATCCTATTTTTCGTGAAAAAATGATTAATATTTTTCGGGAAAATTCAACAAAATTATGGGAAGATCCTGAATATGTTCATAAGACTATTTTAGCTATTAAGGAATTATGGTCTGATCCACAATATAGAGAGAAGATGGCTGTAGTGCGTATTAATCAGCCTAAGACTAGTACTCAGCAGAGGATCCTTTATTCTTTTCTTGATGATCTTAAGGTAAAGTATTTTGATGATAGTTCTATGGAGTGTAAGATTGGGTATTATACTTTCGATTGTAGGATTGATCCTCAGCCTAATATTAAGCTAAGTAAGCCATTATTAATAGAAGTTCAGGGTGATTATTGGCATGGTTTGCCTAAGGCTGTTGCTAAGGATAAATCTAAATCAACTTATATTAGGACCTATTTTCCTGAGTTTGACCTTAAGTATTTGTGGGAGCATGAGTTTGATAATAAAGATAGGATTGTTAATTTGTTGAAGTATTGGTTGGGGTTGAGGGATCAGGAGTTGGTGAGGTTTGATTTTAAACAAGTTACTGAGAGGGTTATTGATTATAAGGAGGCGGAGTTGTTTGTTAGTAAGTATCATTATGCTGGTAGGGTGGGTAGGAGTGGTGTTAATCTTGGGTATTATCTTGGTGATGAGTTGGTTGCTGTTATTGTTTATTCTTTTCCTGTTAGGCAGGAGGTGGCTTTGAAGCAGGGTTTGGCTTATAGGGAGGTGTTGGAGTTGTCTAGGTTGGCTATTCATCCTAGTTATCAGGTGAAGAATTTGGCTAGTCATTTGATTGGTAGGAGTATTAATTATATTAGGAAGAATCATAAGGGTATTAAGTTATTGGTTTCTTTTGCTGATAGTTCTCATAATCATTTTGGGACGATTTATAGGGCTAGTAATTGGACCTTGGATGGTGAGGTGAAGCCTGATTATTGGTATGCTGATGATAGGGGTTATATTTGTCATAAGAAGACTTTGTGGAATAAGGCTAGGAAGAATTCTCTTACTGAGGGTGAGTATTGTTTGAGGCATAATTATCAGAAGATTTGGGGTGATAGGAAGTTTAGGTTTGTTTTTTCTTTGATATAAAAATGGGGGCTTTAATTGCCCCCGGTTCTTTATGGCCTATGGCTTGTTGCTGCCTTGACGGTTCGTTGAGCTTGGTTGGTTTTCCCTTACTCTCCCCGTCCGTGAATTCCGGTTAGGCCATTCCGTACTGAACTTATTTACTTTTGGATTTCATTGTAGATATTTTTTGATATAAATATTTGGGAGGGATTATATGAGGAAGTATTCTAAAAATAAGTTGGTTAGGAAGTTAACTAAGGATATTACTGGGGTTTTTTATAAGGTGGATCCTGAGGGTTTGCGTCTTTCCAGGTGTCCTTCTGATGAGTATCATCCTAAGGCTGTTAGGGTGGCGAAGAAATTAGTTAAATATAGGAATGAGTTTAGGGAGGCAATGGCTAGGGATATTGCTAATATTTTTACTGATAGATGTTAAAACTGGTGAATTATATGGTTGTTATAGGGATTCTTCTAAGAAAGTGAGGAAGATGGTTAATGGGGTGTTGAGATTGGTTTGGAGATGATAATGAGGAATTTTTTGGCAGGTTTGGGATCTGTATTGATGATATCTCCTAGAGAACGTAAGCATCCTAGGATTTTACCTAGGGTTATTAGAGAAGGGGATAGG